GGCAAGCTCCTTGGGAAAACCGCCCTACCCTACACCACTCAGAAGGCCAGTGCGCGTACGTAGGCCTGGCAGGCATGCAGGGCGATCAATCCTTCGTCGCCGTCGGCGGTGATGGCGATAATTCGTTGAGCATGCGCCGGGTCAAGTCGGGCTCGCGAGGGGCCATGAACCAGGCCGCCGGCGGGGGTGGTGGCAGGCACAATGGTGGAGTCGGTGTCGCTGGCGAGGAGGACTGACAACCGCAGATCAGCAGTAGCCAGGCGGTCGCGCAGGCGCGCCTGAGTCTGTCGGGCATCGATAAGCTCCCGGTAATGGGTCTGGTCAGCGGACTGGATGCGTTGTTCAAGGGCCAGGCGACGGCCCTGCTCATCCTGCAACCGTGTGGCAAAGGCCTCGGCCTGTTGCCGACGCTCGTCGGCGTATTCGTTTTCGCGCACGGCCATGGCCCGCTCATGACGCCAGGCCTGGACCTGCCAGGTCAGCGCGCAGGCTGCCAGCACCAACAGCGCCAGCGCGATCAGCCGTGTACCGTTCAACACAGCACCTCCCGCGCCCGGGCCCAGAGCTTGAGACGATCCTCCAGCCCGTTGAGCCCGCCATTGATGTGCCGGGTGATGCGATTGAACTCGCCCAGGTCGGCCAAGCGATTGAGCCCGCGCGAATGCCAGAACCAGGCGGCAGACTCCGTCGCCCACTGGGGTTCTTCAAGCATCTGCGGACGCGCCAGCAGGCGCTCGTCCTGGAACAGCGCCATGCTGCAGGCACGGTAGTTGTTGCGTCCGGTGACCTGGATCAGGCCGCGGCCGCAGTACAGTTGGCCATCGCCGTCGGCCTCGGGGGTGTTACCCAGGCGCAGGGCCAGGGTGCCGGTGTCATAGCGCGCCAGGTACTGGTCCTGGCCCAGTTCCTTCACATAACGCAGTTGCCCGGACTCGTGGCCGATCTGGGCGAGAAAGGCGGCCATGCGGCGTGGCGTGTCGATGGACCAGTGCGCCATCGCGGCATTAAGCGGCGCAACGAAAACGCCCGCTGAAGCGCGGGCGTTGGGATAGATGCGGAACAGCTCGGATTCTGTCAGGTTCATGTGGGCTCCTTGCTCTGCGTGGCCTTGAGCGGCTTGCTCTGCCGGGTCTTTTGGCTTTTCGCCGTGGACTTGCCCTGGTTGGTGCCGTTGCATTGCACGGTGGTGTCCCAACCCGAAACGGTGAAGGTCTGGGTTACCGTGTCGATCAGGTAATCGCCATCCAGCCCATCCTTGAAACCCTGCACCCGCAGCATGCGCTCGGCAAACAGGTCGGTGCGTCCGGCCATTTCCAGGGACACCGTGGCGGTACTGCGCTTGAAGGCCTCCATGCGGGCCTTGGCTGCCTGTTCCGCGGCGCTTTTGTTCGGATAGATATGCCGCTCGGTAAAGACCGCACCGACATCATCGGGCTTGTCTTCGTTTTCCACCCGGACGGCCTGCTGCTGGCCGCTGGCCGGGTCCTGGTAATGGGTCTGGGCCGCCTTGTACGTAGCCCGGTCCTTCAACTGGAACTTCCAGCGGCGCACATCATGCAGCGCTACCCCGACCACCCCGAGGTCCTTGCCACTGGCGCTCTTGCCAGCCTGGCGGGGCAACACCAACAGCGCACCGTCGGCGATCTTGGCGGTACAACCGTATTGCTGCGCGATGCGGGTAATAAAGTTGAAATCCGATTCCTTGACCTGTTCGACCCGAGGAATGGCGGTGGTCACCGGGCACTGTGGCTGCCAGCCATTGCGCGCGGCAATGTCGCGGACAATCTGCTGCAGCGTCCTGTGCTCCCAGCTACCACTGCGAATGGTCTTGCCGGTCCCGCGCATATCCGCTGCCTTGCCGCGGATTTCCATGGTTTGGGCCGGTCCGCTGAGATCGATCTGATCCACCGTATAGCGCCCCAGCCGTGTCAGCTCCTGACCGGAATAGCCGAGGTAGACCTCCAGTTGCGCTCCCCGCGCCGGCAGGGCCAGGGCACTGTCACGGTCATCGAGCCTGAGCTCGAAGTCATCGGACTCCATCCCCGTCTTGTCGGTAGTACGCAGGAGCAGGACACGGTCGTTGATCAGCGCCGTTATGTCCTCGCCGTCGGCGATGATGCGAAACACAGGTTGCATGTTCAGGCTCCCGAAAAAACAGACCCCGCACGAGGCGGGGTCTGATACTGCAAATGACTCAATCCCACAGCATGAGCGTGGAGTCGCTGGCGCCGGACAACACCGGCAGCCTGATCAGCACGCCAGCGCGAAACGGCTGGGCTTCGTCGGCCAGGCCCTGGTTGGCTGCCAGCACCGCCTCGACACTGCCGCGCAGATGCCCGTAGTAATGCTGGCACAGGGTATCGAGCAGATCCCCGTCAGAGGTTCGGCATATCGTCGCCATAGCTCACGAACTCCAATGTGAAGGCTTGCTTGCCCGGGATGCCGCCTGCCAGGAGGCTGTCCTGGGTTTCGGTCACGCTGACCAGGCACCAGTTGCCGAGGATCTCCCCGTAGCCGGTAGTGAGGCTGAAGGGTTTCAGTTGCTGGCCGATGCTGCGCAGGCGCTCCAGTTGACCGAGCCCGCCCTTGAAGGAAGGAAAGATCGCGCCTTCCAGGGTGATCTTGTCATCCCCCATGGCCACGGCCTGCTGCGCCCTGCTGCGCGACAGGCGATCCTGACCGGCCCAGTTGAAGCCCTTGGTGCGCTTGAACTGGCTGAACGCTGCGGTATCAAGGTTGAAGTAAAAAGCTTCCGCGCCGTTTTCCAGCGGTTGCAGAACCAGCAGGTGTGGAAAGGGCTTGACCGCTTCTTCCGCCGGCGTCGTCCGGGGCGCGAAAGCGCCGGTCGGCAGGATCGCGCCCAGCGACGGGCTGACCTTGCCGGCAACCCGGTTGATCGCTGCGGCGGCCTTGCCGGCTTGCTCGGAGAAACTCTCCAGCCGGCCCTCGACCTCGCTTATGACACTGACCGCCCGGTTGTACGTCGCCGCAACCGTCCCCACCGTCGATTGCGCCACCTCGATGGCGCGCAGGGTGCGTTGCAGCTTCTTGCCGATGATTTCGCCCACGAAGGGCAGGTTTTCCAGCTCGGTGGCCGCACCGGTGATATCGCTGACGGCGCCATTCAAGGGCCCCAGCATTTCATCGGCACTGCGCCGCCCGGCCTCGCCCGCCGCTACCAGTGAGCGCAGGCTGGATTGCATCGATTCCATGTAAGCCATGATTGCTCCTCAGGCGACAAAGGTGACGGCAGGCGTATCCCAGATATGTCCGTCGCTATTGGCCTGCGCGGCGTAGCCGTTGAACAGGCGCTGGATCTCCGGTTGCAGGACCCGAACCAGTTCGGCAGGGTCGGTCACGCTGCCCTGGATATTGATGGCAATGGTGGGCGACACCGCAAAATGCTGCGGCGTGCTGGTGGTGATCGACACGGGCGCGGGAGCTGAGGGCGCCGGCAAGCCGGCAGCCGACGGACCGGCTTCGCCCAGGGAGCGGACCACGTCACCGCTTTTCAGAGGCAAGGGAGGTCGCTCACCTGCCGGTTGCCCAATCGCCGGATTGGGGCTGTCGATCCTCGCGCCCCGGAACGGGATGACCGGTGCCAAAGGACGAGCGCCCTGCCCCGGATCAACCGTTTCGCCGGGCGCCTTGAGCAACAGGGCAGCCGCCTCGGGCGCCTTGACGACCGTCAGCAACTTGCCGGCATCCGCCCCGGGCAGTTCCGCCAGGGGAGGCCTGGCGCCAGACGTATCCGGCCTGGCCTCGTCGCCCCAGAGTTCATTGACCTTGCGCCCCGCAACCTTTCCGAGCTTGCCACCGATGTAACCACCGGCCAGCGCCCCGACAGGCCCGAGGAACGCGCCAAGCAGGCCCACGGCCAATGCCCCCGCGGCCTGACCATAGCCTTCGGCTTTTTCCCGACCGGTTTCGGCGTTCTGGTAAGTATCGAGCGCCATGACCGCGCTACCTGCTACCGCCAGGGCACCGCCCAAGAGTTTTGGCACAAGCGGAACCTTGGAAGGGCGCGGAACTTCTGGCAGAAGCGTCCCGACCTTGGTCACAGCCTGCCCGACACGCGCGCGCCACCCGGGCGCGCCGGGTGCCGGCTTGAAGATCGTTGCAGCCGCCTCCGCCAGCACCTTGCCGCGCGGTCCCGCGACTGTCCGTACCGCCTCCAGCAACACCTTGCCCTTGGCCAGCGCGGCGAACGAGGTCAGCAAAGCGGCCCCACCCACCACGACCCCGCCAAGCACGGTTACCACCGCGCCCAACTGCTCGACCACCCTGCCCAGGACGTTGGCGCCGGTGGTCATCAAGGAAGTCCATTGCGAGTAGAGCGGTGCCAGGGCTCCGCCTACCGCAACCGAGACCCCTTCGTTGGCGGATTGCTGCGCCTTGCCTTGCCACTCGAGCGTTTGACGGCGGTCCGCCAGATCATTTTCGATGTAGTTCGGGGTCGGCCCCTTGGCGCTCGACGGCATGAACGCCTGGCCGTACCGGCCCATGTCGGCCGCGGAATTGCCTCTCTCGCGCTGGTACTCGAGAAAGAGCGCTTTGGAATTGCTGACGATGTCGTTGTAGTTCCCGGTCTTGCCGGATTCCTGTTGAAGAATCGCCGAGAGACGAATGGCGTCCTGCGGATCTCCTCCCACTTGCGGAAGCAGCCGCGTGATCGCTTCGGCTGTCTGGGAAATGCCAAGCAATCCGGCGCCAGCCTGGCCGACAAGGGTATTGAGCAGGCGTTCGAGCCCATCGCTGCCCTGCCCCGGGGAAAGGGTACGAAACAGTCCGGCAGTCACGCCTTCGCTCACCTGCTGGCCATCGCTGAACCTGGCGGCAAGACGCCCCTCCGGCACCAGCGCGTTGAGGCCCATGCCGGCATCGAACATGCCCAGGAGCTGGCTGGCAGCTTCGGTTTTGCTCAGGCTGGTGCCATAGGTCATCCTGCCGATCTGCGCCTCGATCCTTGCCCTCTGTACCTCTCGCTGCGCGGGATCCTTCTCTCCCTGGATCACCAGCTTGCTGACGATGCCCTCGTAGGTGGCGAAACGATCCACGGCACCGTCCGCCGACTGCAGGACGGTTCGGGATGCATCGTTAACCCGTTCCTGCGCATCCTCCCTGCCGGATGACTGCCCGGCAGCCGGAAAACGCACGGCCCCCATGGCCTTGCCCAGCTCGTCGTAGGTTTTGGTCAACCTGGGCAAGGTCTCCAGCTGGGTAGACAACCTCTTGCCGATCTCCCCCAGGGAGGCCTGCCATTTCTGCGCCGACTCCGCCGCCGCGTCGTTGGTCACCCTCAAGGCCGAGGCAAGCGGTAACGCCTGCTCGGTGGCGCGCCTCAGGGCCTCGCCGATGCGCAATGCCAACGACTCGATCCGCACCACCTGGGCCTCGACCAGGTCGAAGACCTGGCCAAGGACAGGTTCGACGGCACCTCCTATGTTTATCTGGACTTTCAGTTCGCCCGCCATATGTCCTCCATGCGCGCAAACCGGCTCACTCGGTGAGCCACCAGACCATGTCGGAGTACGACATGGTCATGATCTCGGTGGCAGAGAAATTCAGCTCCCTGGCGAGCCGCTTCGCTGCCGCTTTCTGACGCGAGGGATCAAAGCTCGTCGTCCTGCACCAGGCGAAAATAGCCGGCCTGCAGACGGCTGTAGTCCTTCAGGGCCAGGCCTTCCAGATCCTTGACAGCGACTTCGGCGAGGGAGGCGAACAGGTTCAGCTCCCGGGTTTCGTCGTCGGCACCGCCCGATTGCGCGGCGCGCAGGTCACGCACCGTGGGCGCCCGCAGCGACAGGCTGTCGACCTGAATGCCGTTGGCCTCGGTGGCGCGGCTCAACTTCACCACCACGCTGTCCGCGCTGACGGTCAGCCAGGCGGGTACCTTCGTTGCTTGCTTCATACGAGCTTGTCCTTGTGTCAGAGGCCGAGGGCGGTACGCTGGGCGGCGAGCTGGTCAACGCCGTTGACCACGCGCTTCATGCCCAGCGGGTCGATCTCGTACAGCAGTCGGCCATCGATCTCCAGCTTGTAGTAGGTCAGGGACACGACGTGATTGGTCTCCGGCTTTTCGGAGGCTTTCCAGTCGCCCATCTCGACCTCCTTGAGCATGCCGCGCAGGGTCACCACCACCGGCGTGATCGCCCCTTTCAGCCCCTTGAATGCACCACGGAACGTGCCGTTGAATGCCGAGCTGTCGGCCAGGCCGAAGAACTTCAGCGCTTCCCGGCGAACGCCGGTGGTCTTGAAGCTCGCGCTCAGCGCCTCCATGCCCTGGTCGATCTCGATCGCGGTATCCATGCCACCGACACGGTGGCTATCGACCTTGATGGCGAGCTTGGGCAGGGTCAGGCTGGTGACGTCGCCCTGGAAGCTGACGCCATCGACGAACAGGTTCAGGTTCGCCAGGGTTTGCGGAATCATTGCCATCTGTTGTTTCTCCTTAAGCGTTTTGGTCGAGGACTTCGGTCAGCCACTGGTTGGTGACCTCGACGCGGAAGTTGGGGTTTTCGGCAGGCGGTACGTCGGTGAAGCGGATGTTCCAGTAGACCTTGCCCTGCTCCAGCTGGCTGGCGGTGTTCAGGTCCGGGTCGGCGTAGACCTCGAAATTGATGATCGCGCCCTGGGCCTTCAGGTCGCGCATGAAGTTCTCCAGGCCCTCGGTCACGTCCTTGACGTAGGTCGCGGTGATCGAGCGGTCAACTGCCCATTTGTGGCCGTAGAGGATCGCGTCCATGACGATGTCCATGGTCCGCACGCGGGTGACGAAGGCCCATTTCGGATCGCTGGACAGGGTGCGGTTGCCCCACAGGCGGAAGCCGTCGTCGCGGATGATGGTGGTGATGTTGGCGTTGTTCAGCAGGTTGGCCCGGCAGCTTTCATCACCGTCGAGGAACTCCACGGCACGGGTGGTACCGGTGATGCCGACGAACTCCTTGTTCGACGGCGAAGCCCAGAAGCCGTACTCGTTGTCGGTCCAGGCGAACAGACCGGCGACCCAGGCCGAGGCTGGAGCATCTACGGTGGCGTCGGCGCCGGTGTCCCAGTACTGCACGCCCGGATCGACCATGAACGCGCGCTTGGCGCCGAAGTTTTCCGCATAGGCCAGTGCGGCCTCGTCGGTGGTGCCCGGACCGTCGATGATGGCCAGGCCGCGCAGCTTGTCGGCCAAGGCCACCAGGGCGGTGCCGACAGCCTGGGTGGCACTGTGTTTCGGGGTCACCAGCAGACGTGGCTGGGCGTTGAAACGGCTCTTGCCGTCGAGCAGCGCCTGCAGGCCAGTACGCTTGCCGTTGGCCTCGACGCCGCCGATGATCGCCGAGGTCTGCTCGGCGGCATCGCTCAGCCTGGCCACGCCGCAAGCGACGATGACCGCCTTGGCCCGGGCAAAGACAGCCTGGCAGGACTTGGTAATGGCGGCATCGGCGCCGAACGCGGCAACGGCTTCACGCTCGCTGGTGATCAACACCAGGTCGTTGGCCTTGGCCGTGGCGGTCGGGCCTTCGGTGAAGGTGTCGACCAGGCCGATGATGGAAGAAGACGGCAGCGCGATGCTGCGCGCACCGGTGTCGACGTTGGTTACGGTGACGCCGTGGAAGAATCCACTCATAGGTATTTCTCCAGATGTGAAAAGGCCCCGTCGGTGCGGGGCCTTCGTAGTGTGTTGCGGGTAAGAAAAAGCCCCGGCGGTGCGGGGCTTCATTGGGTTTGAAGAGAGATCCAAAGCGGCGCTTCAGGCCGCTGCTCACTGTCGGGGAATGCCTCGGAAGCAGGCCAGTCGCGCAGGTGCTGCCGGTATTCCAACAATGCGGAATACTCCTCAAGCGAATTCGACGTGGTCAGCTCGAGGCTGCGCTCTTCGCTGTAGCGCGCGACGAGCCATTGCGTTTCATTGAGCTGACGGTCCCGCCAGGCACGCTCGATTGCGGCGAGTTCCCCCACCGATAGCGGTGGGCGCTCGACCAGGACAGGCAAGCCTTGCTCGTCGTGATCGCGGACTTTCGAGGGATCGGGGTTGCGAATGACCTGGTCATAGCAATCGTCCGAAATAAGGACCGCATCTTGCGGAATGTCGCTATGCAGCCCTTCCAGATAGGTAGCTCCGGTACTGCAGCTATAAAAACGTTTCACGGTGATCTCCTAGTAACCAATGGCGAACCATACACATCCTGAAAGCACTGAGGCGCCGACCCATGTACTCGCATTGCGGTTGTAGGCACCGATATTCAATGCGTTGAAGCCAGTGCTCGTAACGTCGCGGAATTGCCAGAATGTCATGGTGGCTCCGCCAGTCCCGGTCCGGTCATGCTCCAGCAAAGCCAGGCACTTGGTCGGAAAGGCGATGGGGAAGGAAATGGTAGTGTTGTCCGTGACATTCGGGCCGGTACCAAACTGGATGACCAATCCACCCAGCCAGCTCGGGAAAGCAATGTAGCTATTGGTTCCAAAGGACGACGAGAAGCCCCAACGAAGTTTCTTCGGCGTGACGATCGTGGCGTCATCTGTACCGGCATTGACTTGTGCCTGAGTAGCGACCTTGGCAGTGAGCGTGTTCTGGACGAACTCCGTATTGGCCACCTGGAACGAACTATTGCCGAGATTCGCCGTGGAACAGGTCGGCACGCCGGTCATCTGGGCATCCGCCACGTTGAGTTTTCCAACCATCGCATCCATGACGAACTTGGTGCTGGCAACCTGATCGGTCGACGTGCCGGACGCAGCGTTTGGCACTCGCGGGGTGCCGGTAAACGTCGGGCTGGCGAGGTTGGCCTTGAGTGCCGGGGTGAAATTCGCCTCGGTCCAGAGCTTTCGGAACGTACCAGCGCCTTGGTAGCAGGTACGAACGAAGAACTCCTCCTGTCCGTTCAGCGCGCCGAGAAAGTCCACGCACTGTTCGCCTCCCCCCCATGTAACGTGCAGACCGGCCGCGTAGGTAATTCCCGTCGGTCGATCGTCGGTGGCTGCGATAGTCGAAATGAAGCGGGTTTCAGGGATCGCGCTGATACGGCCTTGAACGGCGCCAGCCTGGCTGAGCAGCCCCCCTGCCCCCTTGGGCATGGCATCGGTGATGCCATAACCGGCCAGCGTGGTCGGGTTGGACCCGTCCTGTACCACGCCGCGATCATTGATCCGCACCTTCGTGTAGGTGCCGGCCACCTTGTTCTTCGGCAGCACGCTGATGATCGAGCTGTCGACATACTCCCGCGTCGCCAGCACCACGGCCGGGTCGATCTTGAGTTGCACGTTGGCGGTACTGGTCACCACCAGGTTCAACCGCACCACCTGGGTCTTGCCGGTGCCTTGCGCCAGCAGCGGCTTGTAGCTCGGCGCGCAGTTGGCCACGGCAACCAGGTCTCCGGCCGCATCGTAGAGGCCGATCTCGCGGATCCACCAACCGCCGACGTCCGGCGGAATCACCTGCTCGGCGATGATGATGCTGGCATCCTTCGGGTCCACCGAAAGCTGGTTGAGTGGCGCCCGACGGCGCTCGTTGATCAGTCTGGTCTGGGTGCGCGAAGGCACCGGGTCGGTATTGTTGGCATCGCCAACGCCCATCTGGGCGAAGGTCCAGGCCACGCCCAAGGCATTCGCATTGGCCTGCTTGGCCTCCCCCACCGCAGTGAGGATCGCGAAGAACTGGCTGTTCTGGTCAGTCATGAGTAAACGTCCAGGGTTTCGATTTGATGATCACGGCCAATGAAGCCGTGGTTGCCGCGAACCTCGATATCGCGCAAGGCAGGCGGGTAGATGTCGATGACGTCGCCTTCGCTGAGGCCGAGGGCGCTGCGCAGGTAACCCTTGCTGTCGAGGGTGATGGCGAGGCCGATCAGATGCCGGCTTACCGGCCTGGCGTCGTCGATCAGCGCGGTGAGTTCGTCGTAGGTCTCTTCGCTGATACCGGACTCGGAAACACCGATCTTCAGTGCGAAGGTGCCCGGCACTCCCGGCGGTACGGTGTTGAACCATTCGGCGACTTCGATCAGGTAGCCGAACGGTTCGACCACCCGCCGCAATGCACCCAAGGTGCCCTTGCGAGCGTGGACGCTGAACGAACCCCGGATCACCGCGCGCTTGACCGATTCCGGCCAGTTCTCGTCCCAACGGTCCACCGACCAGGCCAGCGCCAGTTGGTGCAGCAAGTGCGCGGGGCAGGTGTCGGGGTTGTACAGGGTACGCAGGGGAATCTCGGTCACCTGCGCAGAGGCCTCTTCGAGCGCCCGCTCCAGCAACGTGCTGTTAAGTGGCAGGAGACTGGTCATTTCAGCCTCCCGCGATGACGTTGAACCCCGTGCACCAGGCCGCCTGGCCCTTGCTCGGGCGGATGTCCTGCCAGTCGACCAGTTCGACACGGCCGACACCGCTGACATGCAGCTGGGCGTCGATCCCCGAGCGGGCGACTTCCACGCCGAGACGCCGGCGGGGATTGATCCAGGCCTGCAGGCGGCGTCGACATTCGACCAGGGTCGCCTCGGTTTCCGGGCCATTGCTGGCCATGTGCAGGATCGCGTCGATCCGGTAGGGCAGTATCTCGGCGCTGCGCACGGTCAGGCGGTCTGCCACCGGCCGTACTTCGTCATCGTTGAGGTAGGCGGCGACCTGTGCCAGGAGTTCCGGGCTGGCGACGCCGTCGTCATCGAAACTAAGCACCGTTACGTCCACCACCGCCGGCGACGGGCTTTCAGCCGTGGCATCGGCGACCTGGCCGGAAGCATTGCGGGCGTGCAGGATGTAGCTGTTGCGCGGGCCAGCGGTAGTCAGTCCTTCATAGACCAGTTCGATGCGCTCGCGCAGCGCGTCGTCTTCTTCCAGTACCTGCTCGGTTGGAGGCACGGTGCTCGGGTCAGCGGCACGTACCACCAGGCGTTGCAGTTGCACGTTGGCGGCAAGCTGGTCCAGGTCGCTACCCTGCGCATACGCCAGCAGCAGTGCCTTGGCCGCATCGTTGACCCGAGCCCGGTTGAGCAGGGTGCGATAGGCACCGACCTCCAGCAGTTTGGTCACCGGGTCGCTTTCCAGTTGCGCGGTCCAGCTGTCGCCCATGTGCGCCCGAAAGGTCGCCAGGTCAGCCTGGAAGATGTCCTCGAAATCCAGGTCTTCCAGGACCTGCGGCGCGGGCAGCGCCGAAAGGTTCACGATGCTCATGCCGTCACCTCCAGGATCTGGCTGTCACCCAGGTATTGCCCGGTGAGTTGCAGGCTGATCTGTCCGTTCACCACTGCAGTCACCCGCACCCGTTCCAGCTTCAGGCGAGGCTCCCAGCGCACCAGCGACCTGGCTACTTCAGCCTGTACCGCGCTTTTCCAGCCTTCGTTGACGGGAAGGTCGACGAAGCGGCGCAGCTTGCTGCCGTAGTCGGGACGCATTCGCCGGCTGCCCAGCGGTGTGGTCAGGATGTCCTCGATGGACTGGCGCAGGTGGGCGAGACCGGAGAGCGGTTGGCCTGAGCGGCGATCCATTCCGATCATGGCGCTACTCCTGTGCTTGATTGGGGTTGTGCAGCGCGGCGCGGACGCCGGGTGCGAAATACTTGTTCGTGGGCGCCATGGCGTTCCTCCGTGGCATGAAAAAGCCCGCAGCAGGCGGGCTTCAGTGCTTGTGGTTCGGCGTGTTGCCTGCGGTATCGATGATCGTGCCGCCGCCGTGGATATTTCCCGTTACCTGTAACGCGCCGTTGATCTGCACCGGGCCATTCAAGGTCAGGCTGCCAGAGGTCAGCGTGATGGAATCGGGGGTGGCCGTCAGCGTGGTGCCGCCGACCTTGAGAGTGATGCTGCCGCGGGGCAGTTCGATGGTGTAGGCGCTGGCTTGCCAGTCGTAGACCAGCGAGCCGCCATCGTCGAAACGCCAGGTTTCGACATGCTCGCGGTTGTCCGGCGCGCTGCCGGCGTTGCCATAAAGGCCGGGTATGAAGGTGCCCTGGGCCGGTTCGCCACTGGGACTGATGAGCATGCCTTGCTCGTCCAGGCTCGGTGCCCGCCAGTGCCTGGCCTTGCCGGCAGCATGGCTGTGCCAGCGCAACCAGGCGCTGGTCCAGCCGGCGCCGTCGGAAACCCGTACCCGTGCCGCCGCGAGATCGACTGCAACCACCCGGCAGGGAATCAGCAGGCCGGCGATCATGCGGTCGTGCATAGCGCTGACGTAGCTCATGCGAAATCCTCCGGGGCCTTGTAGCCGCTCTCATGTTCTGGTCCGGTGTCAGGGTCGAAAGCAATTACCAACGACCCGGGCGGCTGGTTCGGCCAGGGCCATTGCACCTCGCCGAGGTGCAGCGCCTGTTGCCATTGCACCGTCCAGGTCGAGGATGAGGTGGTCGTCGGCATCGCCTGGATGGCCACGGCTTCCTCGACGAAATCGATGTCCCAGTACTGCTTGCGCAGCAGCACCATCAACTGTGTCGCCAGGATCACGGCGTCCAGCGCCGCCTGCCCATCGCAGCTGATACGGGCTTCGAACGTGGCTACGAGCCGGGAATGACCGTCCACAGGATCGGCGCCCGGCTTTATATCGACGATGCCGTGAAACAACGCAGGTAGCGGTGTGTCCTGTTGCACGCCGGCATAGCTGCCGACCGTCGCCAGTTGCGGCATCGCCGCGTGGATGGTTGCGCTGATGGCCTGATGCAATGCATCGAGGTCGCTCATGATCTCTCCTTGCTGTCGGTGCCGAGCCCCAGGCGCTTGGCGGCCCAGCGCTCGTACAGCCCCATGGTGATGTCCGCGCCGCCTACGGCGGTCAGGCAGCCCAGGGCACTGGCCGCCCACATCGACAGGCCGCTGGCGTACAGCAGCATCACGGTGGATACGCCGCAGACCATGCAGGCCCCCGAACGCAGTACCAATCGCCTGAGCAGGGCGCCGCCGCGCGCCCCTGCCTTGTCCGCTCGCCACATCTCGCCGGAAACCCCGCCCAGCAGCGCCAGGACGATCACCAGCCAGATCGGCATTTCCAGTAGCGTTTGTTGTTCGCTTGTCACGGTCCTGCCTCCTTTCTGTTTCCCGCACGGCGTCGTGCCGAACGGGGAATGGGACCGAGTGTTCACTCGGCATTCCAAAAAGCCCGGGCATGCCCCGGGCTTTTCAGTAATGCGTCGTAGAGATGCCCGCCACTACTGGTGCGCTGGGCATCTGCGCTTCGAATTGTTGACTCCGACCGCGGCCACCTGCCCGCCGGATAACTGCTTCTGGTGCTTTACGCTGCACACCCGGGCCAGTTGCCAACCCTCTGAACAGTCGAGGCCTGTTCATCGCTGCCTTTCTCGTCGCCGGTGTCTGACCGGCTTGAGACAAAAGATATGCATGCATGCATATGCAGTCAATGCATTTTTGGAAAAATTTGCACATGGGGATTTGCTTAAATGCATGGAAGCCTTGTCCTACCTGCCTCCAGGCAGTTTCCGACAGGCAAAAAAAAACCCGCCGAAGCGGGTTTTCGATAACTCGGGAAGGGATCAGCGGGCGTACATGCCCCACCAGAACACATGGCCGAGGATGGAAATCTGCTCTTCCTGCATCTGCTGGAAGCTGTAGTCCTCGTCGGGATGTTCGTCGCGATTGAAGCTGCGCAGGCGGATGCCGGTGGGCATGCGGTAGAGCTGTTTCACGCGGAGCTGGCCATTGTGGTTGATGGCATAGAGATCACCATCGATGATGTCGCCAATCGAGCACTTGCCCGTATTGACCCCCACGGTGGCGCCATCACGCAGTACCGGCAGCATGCTGTTGCCACGCACCGTCACGCACTTGGCCTGGTCGAATTGCACTCCGTTATGGCGCAGGCTGCGCTTGCCAAAGCGAAGGCGGGCGCGTTCGCTTTCCTCGATGACGAATCTTCCTGATCCTGCTGCCAACTCGACCTCACGGAGAAAAGGAACGGACACCTCGTCGTCCTCGACGGGGGTTTCATCGTCCCACAGGCTGATATCGCGCAATTCATCATGCCCTGGCTCCCGCTCGGGCACCTGGCTGTCGCCCAGCTCGGCGCGCCCGCGCAACTGATCGGTGCTCACCCCGAAATACCCGGCGATCTTCGACACATGCTTGTCCGAAGGATCGACGATCTTCTCGCTGAGAATCCGCGACAGGGTAGATTGAGGCACGCCGGTACGACGGTGCAGCTCCGTGGCGGAGATTCCGTGGCGATCCAGCAGTGATTTAAGGACGGTTGCTACATTGCGCTTGTGCATGGCGTGCATAGTGCCGAGGGTTGAACGGAAATGCAATTGCAAAAATGCATCGACCCACAGGCCGGCCAAGGTCGACGCAGCATGATGCAGACCCGTCGCCCTTCGGTCTCGGCACCTGCTGGAGAATCCCTGTACTATTAGCCGTTTCATACCCTTTCGACGACACCCTGCTCCAAGGCCTTGAATGTCCGATCTTTCCGCACACACTCCGATTGTGCTGTGGTATCAGCCATAAAAGCGCCTCAGCCCTTGATTTACAAGGGCTGCACGCACCATATGCGCTATCGCACATCCTATCTTCTAGGCGCTGATGGGCATAGTTTGGCGTCCGATTTGCCCCATTTTTGCCCCATGAATTTCTCGATACCACCCCGCCGGATGCCTGCCGATTGGCCGAGCCGCGACGGGCTCTCTGGACAGGGATTTGAACCCGCCCAACCTTTATGGCAGGCCACTATAGGCCAGTGAAAACAGCTATCCTCACCTGAGCAGGTGGCCCATTCAGGCCTCCAGCGTTCCAGAATCTGCCCTAAATTTGCCCTAAAAAATCTACTGTAGCAGGTGCCCATGATGGACGAGAAAGCCTCACTCACCACAGACACGCTGGAGCTGCTACTACTCAACTAAACTGCCATCAGAGCAGCACTGGGGGAGCCGTCCCTCTGGGTGAGTAAATGGGGCTCGATTCACCTCCATGACAACGTAATGCTCGCCATGATGGCGCTGGACACCAACGCGGAAGCGATTTCAGTCGGGATCGAGCGCCTACGGGCCTGAATAAGAAAAGCTGGAGTTAACACTTAAATGCAAAAGAAATTTCAAGCCTTCATTAGCTCTACCTTTACAGATTTAGAGGAAGAACGAAAGGTCGTTTTGGAATCCCTTATAAACAATGGTTTCATACCATCAGGCATGGAGCTATTCCCAGCCTCACACCTCCCCCAGCTCGACTATATAAAAGCCATTATTGATTCCTGCGACATATACATACTTATCATTGGCGCTAGATACGGCAGCCTCGCACCATCCGGCCTCAGCTACACAGAAGAAGAATACAATTACGCTGCATCTCAAAACAAGATAATCCTATCCTTCATCCATTCTAATCCCGACCAATTTCCTTATGTAAAGTCAGAAACCGATCAAAACAAACGAACACTTCTGAATAGCTTCAGGTCCCGAGTTCTAGAATCGAAGCTATGCCGCATGTGGAGTAACCAAGTAGAGCTAGCTGGCTATGTCGCCACTGCGGTACATGAAGCGAAATCCGATCCCTCTATTGTAGGATGGGTCAGAGGTAATACGCCTATATCATTGGAGATTCAGCAACAATTACAAATTGCGAAATTTGAAAGGCTAAACATAGAGTCTGAACTCGAACGATTGAGAGCCTCGCATGAAGAGGTTGTAAGCACCATGTTATCTCAATTCATCGATGCGACAACTGCGGCGACTCCAGCCGAGTACGATGCCTGGGAAGCTGGAGCAATTGCAATAAAGCAACCAGAGAAGCTAATAGGACACATCCCCCATTTAGGTGAAATCCGAATAGCTCATAAGGACTTTATTTTACCCGCACTGCATGGAACAAATGCAAAAATAGTTATCATACCCTCAGGCATTAAGGTTTATAAAACGAATCTGGGTCATTCCACCTTACTTTACATGAACGGATTCAGAGTTGAAGGTATAATCGCTGAGCAATACTCTGACCGAAGAGTTGTATAAAAACCTTCACTCGAACCTACCCAAGAAAAGACATAGGCCGTATTAAGCCAGAAAACTTGGCAGCCAAATTAATTTAACACGGCATTTTACGGCCTATGGTGCCCCCTAATCTGTCCTAATTTCGTCTTAATCTATTTGGCAAAAACCCGCCATAGCTGATCAACCCGGGTGGTAAAAGACTGACTTGTCATTTCCCGACGCATCCCCCACTCGGGGGCGCGAGGGACGCTGGCCGTGCGCATTGTTCCCCGACCATACCGATCATTGATCGCATCCAGCACCGACATCAGTCGATCGCATGCTTCAGGCTGCGTCACTGCGAACAGGTCATCCGTGAATTCGCCAGGCTGTCGCAGATCCATCAGCAACACCTCCGCCTTGCTGTACCGGAATCCCGCGCGATAGATCTGCTCCACAGCTTCTGTCGCCGCCCTGGTGAGCAGCAGCGTATCATTGGTGGGATACGGCAGCTCGACCAACGCGCCGTTGGCGTACCTGGCCTCATCAGGATTGAACATGCCAGTGCGAATGCTCACCCTCATGCGCTTGCAGACCGAGCCCTGCGCACGCAGCTTCTCCGCCGCCCTCGCGGCGTAGGCGGCCACCGCCTGCTTGATCGGCGCCAGGTCGACCAGGCGCTTGCCGAACATGCGGCTGCAGCAGATCTCTTGCTTAGGCGGATCCGGCTCCTCCAGATCAAGGCAGGAGGTGCCGGCGAGTTCTCTGGCCGTCTTCTCCACCACAACGCTGAACTTGTCCCGCAGCATACGTGGGTCAGCCTTCGCCATGTCCATCGCGGTCCGGATGCTCATTGCCTCCAGGTGAGCAGTCATCCGCCGCCCAATGCCCCACACTTCCTTCACCTCGGTATTGCGCAATACCCAGTCACGCTTGAAGTCATCGCAAATGTCCACCACGCCGCCGGTCTGAGCCTGCAGGCGCTTCGCGGTGTGGTTGGCCAGCTTCGCCAAGGTCTTGGTCCGAGCGATCCCCACACCAACCGGGATGCCGGTGCACCGCAACACCCGGGCACGGACTTCACGGCCGAGCTGGGTGCGGTCGCCCGGGATCCCGGTGAGATCCGCGAAGCACTCGTCGATCGAGTAGACCTCGGACGCCGGCACCATCGACTCGATCAAGGCCATTACCCGCTCGCTCATGTCGCCATACAGCGCATAGTTGGAAGAGAACGCGACGATACCGTGCCGCCGCAGCTTTTCCTTGGCCTGGAAGTACGGCTCCCCCATCTTGACAAAGGGCTTCGCATCGTACGACCTGGCTATCACGCAACCGTCGTTGTTGCTCAGTACGACAATCGGCGTCTTCGCCAGATCAGGACGGAACACACGCTCACAGCTCGCATAGAACGAGTTGCAGTCGATGAGCGCGAACACCTGGTCACTGGGCATGATCGCGCACGCTGTAGCGGACCACGCCCCAAATCACCAGCTCGTCACCTTCCATGATGTGCCTGGGCGGGTACGCCGGATTCTCCGACTGCAGGATCACCACCCCGTTGCGCCGGTACAGCCGCTTGCACACCGGCTCCGCATTCACTGCGGCGATGACGATGTCGCCGTGCTCGGCTTCGTTGCTGCGGTCTACGATAAGAAGGTCGCCGGAGTAGATGCCGGCCCCCTGCATGCTGTCCCCCTCCACCTGCACCAGGTACACGTGAGGCGCCCGGAGATCGAACAGCTCATCAAGGGAGATGTGGCGCTCCAGGTGATCCGCTGCCGGCGATGGAAAACCGGCCGGCACCCGGAAGGAATAGACGGGAAGCGAGGCTGGTCCGCCGGTCGGCGTTCCAAGGAAAGTGATGGTCATGGCGAAGCGATCCAGTTCAGACTGTATATTCATACAGTTAACTGTCAGATGTTTCCTACGTCAATGGAGTGGCGAGAGGTAACCGACAAACGCGAGAGGTGATGTATGTGCGGGAGGTACTCGATCTACGAAGACATGGACACCTATCTGCGACAGCTGTCGCTGGACCTGGTCGTGATCAACGGCTACGACCACGAGCGGATCAACCGCTACAACGTCGCGCCATCGACCCGTGTTGAGCTCATCCGGCCGGCCGCTGGCGGGCTGAGTGTCGATCGAGTGAAATGGGGATGGTCGCCTTTCTGGGCGAAGGGGAAGCGTCCCGAACTGATAAATGCGCGAGCCGAGACGGTGATGACGGGGAAATTTTTCAAATCGTTGTGGCCGGCAGGCCGAGCCGTGGCGCCGGCGAACGGGTGGTTCGAGTGGATACCCGACCCGGTTGATGCAAAGCGCAAGCAGCCCTTCTACATTTCTGCTGGCGATGATCAGCCGCTGTTCTTTGCAGCGCTTGCAGAAGTCCACCCAGGGCTAGAGGTCGACGAGCGCGACGGCTTTGTAATCATCACTGCTGCAGCTGACGAAGGGCTCGTCGACATCCATGACCGAAAGCCCTTGGTACTGACGCCCGCCCTGGCCCGGGAGTGGCTCGACCCAGATACTTCAACTGCTCGGGCTGCCGAGATCGTACAAAGCGGATGTCGACCCGCTGCCGACTTCAAGTGGCACCCAGTAAGCAAGGACGTCGGCAACGTTCGCAACCAAGGCGGACAACTGGTTCAGCCCTTAGAAAAGCTGCCCTAACTGTGAGGGGTGCCAGTTTAAGATCACCAGCTCCCCGGTGACCTCGGCCTTACCCTGCCGCTGGTTCGTGTTGGTATAGCGGATATCGAGACTCTCGAAGTGGAACCCCTCGAAAGCCCGGCGAATGTCGGGATGATCATTGATACTGACCATGACCTTGCCCTTGCATCGGCGCATGAAGTCCGCCATCCGCTCGTACTCGGAGAACGGAAAGTCCGCACCGTACCCTGCCGTCTGCCAGTACGGCGGGTCCATATAGTGGAAGGTGTGAGGCCGATCGTATCGTTCCGCACACTCAAGCCAGGCAAGGTTCTCCACATAGGTCCCTGACAACCGCTGCCACGCAGCAGACAGGTTTTCCTCAATCCGCAGCAGGTTGATCGCGGGACTGGTTGTCGCCGTACCGAAGGTTTGTCCCGTGACCTTGCCAGCAAAGGCGTGGTGCTGCAGGTAGAAGAACCGGGCGGCTCGCTGGATATCCGTGAGGGTCTCAGGCCGGGTCATCTTCTGCCACTCGAACACTTGGCGCGAGCTTAAAGCCCATTTGAACTGCCTGACGAACTCTTCCAGATGGTTTTGCACGACCCGGTACAAGCAGACCAAGTCACCGTTGATATCGTTCAGCACTTCCACCGGAGCGGGCTGAGGCCGTAGGAAGTAGAGAGCAGCACCGCCGGCGAAGGTCTCGACGTAGCATTCATGCGGCGGGAAAAGCGGGATGAGGCGGTCGGCCAAGCGACGCTTGCCGCCCATCCAAGGGACGATTGGTGATGTCATTGATTAGCAAGTCTTTTCTGTAAGTGTTAACAGGTGATAGGCTCGCTGCGCTTTGTGCACAGAGCAGGAGCCTTGGCTGGACTTGCAGGTTAGGTCTGCGGGTTCGGTGGACCGGAGGGATGTTGCTGCATCACCTGGTCCGCTCCTTTTCACATCACAGTGCGATCCCTCGCACGTAGGCCTGGCAGGCCTTCAACGCGATCAGTCCTCGATCGCCGTCATCGGTGATCCCGATAATTCGTTGAGCATGCGCTGGGTCAAGTTGGGCTCTATCGGCTCCATGAACCACGCCGCCGGCGCCGGGGGTGGCTGACACCCCACCGCCACCAACCGAGGCTGCTGGACTGGCGAGGAGGACTGACAGCCGCAGGTCAGCAGTAGCAAGGCGGTCGCGAAGGCGAGCCTGGGCTTGTTGGGCATCGGTAAGCTCCTGGTGATGAGTCTTGTCGGCGGCCTGCAGGCGGGCCTCCAACGCAGTGCGCTTGGCCTGCTCAGTGTTATTCCAGTCAACGACCGCGAGTGCCGCGTCCAGACGCTCGCGCTGGAACACGTCGGCCTGTTCTGCAAGCTGCCGCTGATACTCGTTTGCCTGCCACTTCCAGGCGGCGGCGCCACCCAGGCCGAGCCCGAGCAGCAGCGCAACTGCGGGCAAGCGCCAGTCCAGCAGGCTCACTGAAGCACCGCCAAGGCCCGCTCATAGAGCTTCAACCGCTCTTCCAAGCCGTTGGTACCGCCGTTGATCTTCCTAGTGATCTGCAAGAACTCACCCCGGTCCGCCATCCCGTTAAGCCCGTTGGTCTGCCAGAACCACGCGGCAGACATGGATGCGTAGACGGGATGCTCCAGCAGCTCGGGGGTGTTGAGCAGTCGGGCGTCACCGAAGAGCGCCTCGCTGCAAGCGTTGTAGTTGAACTTGCCGGTGACCTGGATCAGCCCACGGCCGCGATACTTCTGGCCGTCGCCATCGGCCTCAGGCGTGTTGCCCAGGCGCTGGGCCAGCTTGCCGGTGTCGTATTTCTTCAAGTAGTCATCGCCACCCAGCTCCCGGACGTAGCGAAGCTGCCCGGACTCGTGGCCGATCTGCGCAAGGAACGCCGCCATGCGCAGCCGGGTCACGATCCCGTACTTGCCCATGGAAGCGTTGAGAGCAGGAACAAAAACGCCGGCTTGTTTGCCGGCGTTGGGGAGAATGCGCAGCAGCTGCTGCTCGTTGATGGGCATAGTTGTCCTCCTGTGGCCGTCAGGCCGTGGCTGGTAGATCGATGGTCTTGAGGGGTTTGGTTTCTTTTTTCTTCTTGCCTTTGGCCTTGGCCTTACCCTTTTTCCCGCCGTTGCATTCGACCGAGGTCGTCCAGCCGGCGGTGGTGAAGGTCTGCTCGACGCTGTCGACCAGGTATTCACCGTCAAGGCCGCTCTTGAAACCCTGGGCGTTGATCAGGCGCTCGGCGAACAGGTCGGTCCGACCGGCCATCTCAAGGCGCACGCCCGCCGTACTGCGGTTGAATGCGGCCAACCGGGCCTTGGCGGCCTGCTCGGCAGCGGACTTGTTCGGGTGGATATGGCGATCCGTATGCACCGGCGGCAACGTGGATGGCGCCTCGTCGTTGGCGACGTCTATCACCTTGAGTTCGCCCGTTTTCTTATCCTGGTGCTTTGCGCGCACAGCCTTGTGCGTGGTCTTGTCGCCCAGGGTGAACTGGTAGCGGCTGACGTCCCGGCGGCTGATGGTGACCGCCGGCAGGGCTTTGCCACTGGCGCTTCGGGCGCCTTGGCGGGGCATCACCAGCAGTTTGCCGTCGGCCACTTTCGCGGTGCAGTCGTACTGCTTAGCGACGCGGGTGATGAAGTTGAAGTCCGACTCGTTGAGCTGGTCGACCCGCGGCACCTTCGTCTGGACCGGACAGACCGGTTCCCAGCCGTTGCGCTTGGCGATGTCGCGCACGATCTCCTGCAGGGCGACGCCTTCCCAGCTGCCGCTGCGAGTAGTCTTGCCGGTACCGCGCATGTCGCTGGCCTTGCCCCGGATCACCAAAGTGTCCGGTGGACCGCTCAGTTCGATCTCATCCACCGTGTACCGCCCAAGCTTTGCCAGCGGCTGGCCCACGTAGCCCATGAACACTTCGATATTGGCACCGCGACCGGGCAACGATACGGCCTGGTCGCGGTCATCGATGCGCAGTTCGAACTCGTCGGATTCCAGCCCTGGCTTGTCCGAGGTACGCAGCATCAGCAGCCGGTCGTTGATCAAGGCGGTGATGTCGCGGTTATCCGCGACGAGGCGAAACACCGGTTGCATTGGTCATCCTCCGGAAAAAGAAAACCCCGCACTAGGCGGGATCAGTGAGAAGCGTACGGTCAATCCCATAGCCGCACCGCTGTATCCTCCGGCACTGCCAGCTCAGGCAGCACGATCAGAATCCCGGCGCGGTAGGGCTGTGGCTCGTCGCCCAGTCCCTGATTGGCGTCCAGCACCGCCTCGACGGCGCCCTGTAGATGCCCGTAGTAATGCTGACAGAGGGTATCCAGCAGATCCCCTTCAGACGTTCTGCATGTCGTCGCCATAGCTCACGAACTCCAGGGAGAAGGATTGTTTACGCGGGATCCCGCCGGCGAGCAGGCTGCTCTGCTCCTCCTCGACACTGAGCAGGCACCAATTGCCGAGCACCTCGCCGTAGCCTGTGACCAGGCTCAGCGGGCGAAGCGCACGGCCTATGCTGCGCAGGGTCTCCAGCTGCTTGAGCCCGACCTTGCCGTCGGGGTAGATCACCCCCTTGAGGGAAATCTTGTCTTCGCCCTGCCCCACCGCCTGTTGCGCGATCGAGCGGGACAGCCGTTCCTGGCCGGCCCAGCGGAACGCGGTCTGCCGACGGAGTTCTTCGAACGCGGCCGTATCGAGGTTGAAGTAGTACGGCTGCGCATTCGGCTCAAGGGACTGGATGATCAGCAGGTGAGGGAACGGCTTCACCGCTTCCGCCGCCGGCGTCAGGGCCGGCGCTAAGGAACCGGTCGAGACAATGTTGCCGAGCGAGGGGCTGACCTTGCCTGCCACCTGGTTGATCGCGGCTCCCGCCTTGGCGGCCTGCTCCTGCAGCGTGCCGAGGCGCTCCTGCACTTGGGCAGCAGCCGTCGTCGCCTGGCCGTAGATCGAGGCGACCCGACCGACACTTTCCTGTGCAGCGTTGATACCCCGCATGGTTCGCTGGAGCTTCTCCCCGAGGGCCGGGCCGACGAACGGGATGTTCTCCAGTTCGGAGGCGGCCCCCGTGATGTCGCTGATCGCCCCGTTGAGCGGTCCGAGCATGTCGTCCGCGCTGCGCCGGCCCGCTTCTCCCGCAGAGACCAGGTGCCTAAATCCGGACTGCAGTTGTTCCATGTAAGCCATCGGCCCTCCTACACATGGGGTTCATCACTCAGTTGACGGGCCTGCGCCTGGCGCGCGAAGTCCTGCATCTGCCGCTGGATGTGCGGCCAGATCTCCTGCGCTACCCGCGCCGGATCCTTCGCGTCCCCCTGTACAGTGACCGGGATGCTGGGAGAGAAGACGAACGACTGATCGACCTTGGCAGGCTCCGGTTTGACGGCAGCAGGCGCAGCCGATATGTTCGGCGCAACAGCCGGTGGGGGCGCGGTTTCAGTGATTGCGCGAACGACGTCACCTGGTGCGGCGACAGTTGCCGCCTTGTCCGCGACGGTCGTCTTCAGCGGTTCCTTCTCGCCGAACAGCGCCTTGCCCAACCACGCACCACCCAGCTCCCCGCCCATCCCACCGACGATAGCCCCCACCAGGCCGCCAATCGCTGTTCCGATTACCGGCACCACCGAACCGAGCGCTGCGCCGGCCACAGCCCCGGCCGCGGAGCCTGCGAGGTTGCCAGCCACACCGCCGTACCCCTCGGCTTTCTCATCCTGGGTTTCTGCATTCAACGCGACATCGATCGCACCTAGCCCGGCATCGATCAGGTTTACTCCGGGCAGTCGCTTTCCAGCCCCCGCCACGTTGCGCGCGCCCTTGACCAGACCGGCCCAACGGCTCGACGGTAGCGAGACCGGCTTCGGCGCGTCGGGCACGGACCGAGCCCTCGATGGGCTGCGACGTGCCTGGGCTCGTTCCTGACGCTTTGCCCTGCGCCGTTGCCGACGACTGGACTCCGGCCCGCCGCCGCCTTGCACCGTACGACCGATCGCGGCAGCGTTGACGACGAATACCTTCTGCGTTTCAGGAGCGTTCGCCAGCGGCTCGCCAACGGGGCTACTGCTCGTCTTGCGAAAACGCCCGAGCAGACCAGGCTTCTCGACCGCCGGAGCCGATCCGGTCGGCACGGTTCTACGACCCGCGCCCCCTTCGGCGACGGTCTTGCCACCACGGTCGGCGAGCCGTTCCAGCGTCTTGCCACGTCCCAAATCGATCAGCCCCTTGCCAACCCGATAGCTGTTGATGACGCCCTTGAGCGCGACGAACCCGGCGGCAAGAGCGCCAATACCGGCAACCACTGACTGGGACTCGCTGGACAACTTGCTGAAGCCCCGGGCCAGGACCGTGACGCTACTTGCCGCCCAATCAGTGAACGGCCTCAAGGCATCGCCAACGCTGCGCATGGCGTCATCGAACGCATTGGCAGTTTCAAGCCACTTCTGCTTCGAGGTTTCCCGGCGTTCGGCAAGGTTCTTGTCGAGGATGCCGCTGGCCTCGTCGCCCATGGCGTCCTTCTTCAACTGCTGGTAGAGCCCTCGGTTCTGTCCGTATGCCGTAAGCGCGGCCTTCACCTGCATGTCGTTGAAGATGTCACCGGTGCGCAGCGACTGCTCAAGAGCATCGAGCATTTTCAACGCCTTCGAAGGGTCGACCTCCTTGTCGATCTTGGCCTGCGCCTCGGCCATCTTCTTCGCTTTCGCAGGGTCGGTCTTCTGCACGTATTGCATAGCGAGGGCCATGCTCGATTCGAGCACCGACATGCCCTTCTGTATCCCGGTGGTGAGCGACGCCTGGTAATCGATGCCCGCTTTCTTGTAGGCATCGACCACTTCGCCGGAGCCGATCTTCTCGATCCAGTTCTTCAGATTGTTCGCCGCCTCGTCGGAGCTGCCCGCAGTTTTCATCTGCACTTGCAGCATCGCCCCCAACTGGGCAACCGCCTCCGGCCCGACGCTACCGGTTTTCTCCATACCGGCGAGCAGCACCGGGAACCAACGAGCCATGTCCGACGCTTCGAAACTCCCCGCCTGGCCCTGCAACGCAACGCCTTCCAGCGCCTTGGTCATCTGCTCGGGGTCGGTGATCTTGGCGTTCTGCTCCATCGACATGATCATCTTGGCCGTGTCGTCCCCGCTCGCGCCTTGGCCTACCGAGAACTTCGCCGCGACGTCGGCGTAGGACAGCGCCCGCTTGAGGTCCATGCCGGCGCCGACCAACTGGTTGACCAGATCTGCAACGCCGGCATTGCTCATGCCATTGTCCTGGGCGACCTGAATGATCCGCTTCGACATGGCCTGCTCCTCGGGCTGGTTCGCCACCCCGGCCTTGATCGCGATGTCGCGCATGGTGGCCTGGTACCCAGCGCTGATAGCGGTCGGTATCGCGACGGCTGCCACCCCTGCCGTCGCCTGGGCGGCTGTCGACTTGAGTCCCTCCTTGCCAGCGGTGAGCTGTTGCCGCCCTTTGATCTGCAGATCCGTTGCACGTGCAGTGCGACCAAGCCGCTGGTACTCCCGGTCCAACCGGCCGACCTGGACGCCTTGTTTGCGCAGCGCATCCAGGTTGGACTCCAGCTTGCGCAGCAGCCCGCTCGCCGAGGACGAGCCGCTGTCGTGCGCTTTCTTCCATTCTTCGCGCAGCTTGACCGTTTCGCCGATCATGCCCTTGAGCACCCGGGCCTTGTTGCCCTTCTGCTCAAGCTGCGCGATACCGCTCTCGGCGGTCTTGAACGCCGAGCCAAGTGACGACGCCACCGCGCCGCCGATGACCAGCGAGAGATTCAGTCTGCTTGCCATGGTTCACCCTCGACAGGCTCAGTCCGTGAGCCACCAGACCATGTCGCCATAGGACATTGTCATGATCTCCGAGGCGGAAAAGCCCAGCTCCTGGGCGAGCCGCTTCGCCGCCGCTTTCTGGAGAGCGGGATTAAAGTTCGTCGTCCTGCACCAGGCGAAAATACGCGGCCTGCAGGCGGGTGTAGTCCTTGAGGGTCAGGGCTTCCAAGTCCTTGATGCTGACCTCGGCCAGGGAGGCGAACAGGTTCATCTCGCGCTGTTCTGCATCCTCCCCACCGGTCTGCTGCGCAGTGCGCAGGTCACGAACGGTTGGCGCCCGAAGGGTCAGCTTGTCGACCTTGATGCCGTTGGCTTCGCTGGGGCGGGTCAGGCCGATGGTCACGCGGTCCGCGTCGATGGACATCCAGCTCGGAGTTTTCTGGCTCATAGGGTTTTCCTGAACGTGGGGTTAGAGGCCAAGGGCAGACCGCTGGGCCGCCAGCTGGTCGACGCCGTTGATGACGCGCTTCATGCCGAGCGGATCGATCTCGTACATCAGGCGTCCGTCGACTTCGAGCTTGTAGTAGGTGAGCGCGATCGAATGCTTGAACTCGGCCTTGTCGGCCGGCTTCCAGTCGCCCATGTCGACTTCCTTGAGCAGGCCGCGCAGCGTGACCACCACCGGTGTGATCGCGCCTTTCAAGCCTTTGAAGGCACCGCGAAAGGTGCCGTTGAACGACGTGCCGTCGGCCAGGCCGAAAAACTTCAGCGACTCCTTGCGCACGCCCACGGTTGCGAAGCTCGCCTCCATCTTTTCCATTCCCTGGTCTTTCTCGATCGGCGCATCCATGCCGCCCAGACGCAGCTCCTCAACCTTGAGGGTCAGCTTAGGCAGGGTCAGGCTGGTCACGTCGCCTTGAAAGCTGACGCCATCGACGAACAGGTTCAGGTTCGCCAGGGTTTGCGGAATCATTGCCATGTGGTGCGCTCCTTAAGCGTTCTGGTCCAGGACTTCGGTCAACCACTGGTTGGTGACCTCGACACGGAAGTTGGGGTTTTCAGCCGGCGGAACGTCGGTGAACCGGATGTTCCAGTACACCTTGCCCTGCTCCAGTTGGCTGGCGGTGTTCAGGTCCGGATCGGCGAACACCTCGAAATTGATGATCGCGCCCTGGGCCTTCAGGTCGCGCATGAAGTTATCCAGCCCCTCGGTCACGTCCTTGACGTAGGTCGCGGTGATCGAACGGTCGACCGCCCATTTGTGCCCGTACAGGATCGCGTCCATGACGATATCCATGGTCCGAACGCGGGTGACGAACGCCCATTTCGGATCGCTGGACAAGGTGCGGTTGCCCCACAGGCGGAACCCGTCATCGCGGATGATGGTGGTGATATTGGCGTTGTTGAGCAGGTTGGCCCGGCAGGTTTCGTCACCGTCGAGGAACTCGACCGAGCGGGTGGTACCGGTGATGCCGACGAATTCCTTGTTCGACGGCGAGGCCCAGAATCCGTACTCGTTGTCAGTCCAGGCGAACAGACCCGCGACCCAGGCCGAGGCCGGCGCGTTGACCGTGGCGTCGGCCGAGGTATCCCAGAACTGGACACCCGGATCGACCATGTACGCCCGCTTGGCCCCGAAGTTCTCCGCGTAGGCAAGCGCGGCTTCGTCGGTGGTCCCGGGCCCGTCAATGATGGCAATGCCGCGCAGCTTGTCAGCCAGGGCCACCAGCGCGGTACCGACCGCCTGGGTCGCGCTGTGCTTCGGGGTTACCAACAGGCGCGGCTGGGCGTTGAAACGGCTCTTGCCGTCCAGCAACGCTTGCAAGCCGGTGCGCTTGCCGTCCAGCAGCACCCCGCCGATGATCGCCGAGGTTTGCGCGGCCGCGTCCTCCACCTTCGCCACACCACAGGCAACGATTACCGCCTTGGCGCGGGTGTAGATAGCCTTGCACGCCGCCGTGATGGCCGAGGCCGGGCCGAAGGCGGCGACGGCCTCGCGCTCGCTGGTAATCAGCACCAGGTCATTGGCCTTGGCCGTGGCATCCGTGCCCGGGGTAAACGTGTCAACCAGGCCGATGATCGAGGACGACGGCAACGCGATGTTGCGCGCCCCGGTGTCGACGTTCGTTACGGTAACGCCGTGGAAAAAACCACTCATACAGTTCTCCAGATACGAAAAAGCCCCGCATAGCGAGGCCGAGGTACAACGAAAATGACAACGCCCCGTCAGTACGGGGCGTCAGGGCATTGAAATGCCGATCCAGCCCGGCGCCGTAGGGCGGTGGTCAGGCTCGGGAAACTGTTCAGACTGGGGCCAGTCACGCAACGATTGCAGGTAGCTCAACAGCTCGCCGAACTGATCAGCCGACAGTGTTGTGTCACGACCTAATTCACGCTCGTCACGATGACGCTCACGCAACCAAGTCACGTCAACCACGGCAGCATCGCGCCAAGCACGTTCGGCCGCTTCGACCTGCTCCTGCGTGGGTGGCGGGCTCAGATGACGCTCGATCTCAGCCGCAGTCATCAGCACAAGTCCGTCACGGATCGCATCGTCTTGCGAACCATCGGCCTCATACGCAAATACCGCATCGGTCTGGGGATCTCGATAGAACTTCATGCGCGCCTCTCCTTCCAGCTCAACGAGCTGTATGCGGTACCGGAAAAGACAACCGAGTAATCCTCCCCTGGACCCACTAAAAATTCATTGACGAAGGAAGACCCTGCACCATAACCACTCCCGCCCAACAGAGTGGCGGAGTATCCTCCGGCTCCCGCCACCGTTGCGTTGAAAGCTCCAGAACCGTTGACCCCAGACACAATCGCAGATACCCGCACGAGGATCGGCTTTGTATCGCTATTCCTGAAAATAGTGTTGAGCGCCCGACTCGCCGTCATGTCCTGTAATGTCTGGGCGACACCCACCAAGCGGCTGATGACCTCATCTTGTGTAAAGGCATTGCCGATGCCATAACCCGCGAGAGACGTAGCCTTGTCTGCCTTTGAGGACAACCGCAATGTCACTTGATCTTGCGTAAACGCATCAGTGATTCCGTAACCGGCCAGCGATGTTGCCTTCCCTGCCTTTCCGGCCAAAGCGGTGTCGGTCTGAATCTTGGTGTAGGCATCAGCGATGCCATAGCCGCCCAACGAGGTTGCCTTGTCAGCCTTCCCCGACAACGCGGCATCGGTTTGAGTCTTGGTATAGGCATCGGCGATGCCATAGCCACCCAACGAGGTTGCCTTGTCGGCCTTCCCAGATAGCGCGGCGTCGGTCTGAGTCTTGGTGTAGGCATCGGCAATGCCATAACCCGCCAGGGAGGTTGCCTTGCCGGCTTTCCCCGACAGGAGCTGAGACACTTCGTCTTGCGTAAACGCATTGCCAATGCCGTAGCCGGCTAACGAGGTTGCCTTGTCTGCTTTTGAAGACAGCCGCGACGTCACTTGATCTTGCGTGAACGCGTCAAGAATGCCGTACCCGGCCAAGGTATTTGCCTTGTTCGCCTTCCCCAACAGCGCGGTGTCTACCTGGGATTTCGTGTAAGCATCAGTAATGCCGTAGTCGGACAAGGTGGATGGATTCTGCCCGGCGATCACTACGCCGCGCACGTCTACCGTCACTTTCGTGTAAGTACCTGCTGGCCTCGTCGCGGGGAGGACCTCAAAAATCCGGCTATCGACATACTCGCGAGTCGCCAAGACGACTGACGGATCGATCTTGAGCACGACGTTGGCTGTGCTGGACACGATGATGTTCAGCCGTACCACCTGGGTCTTGCCAGTACCCTGACTGAGCAGCGGCTTGAAACTGGGCGCGCAGTTGGCTACTGCGACAAGGTTGCTCGCCTCGTCATACAGACCAATTTCCCGAATCCACCACCCCCCTTCATCTGGGGGAATGACCTGTTCGGCAATGATCACGCTCGAATTGCTAGGATCGACCTTGAGCTGATTCAGCGGCGCCCGGCGCCGCTCGTTGATCAGCTGGGTTTGAGTGCGAGAAGGAATCGGGTCAGCGCCATTGGCATCACCCACCCCCATCGCAGAAATTGTCCACGGCACGCCCAACGCGTTGGCGTTGGCCTGCTTGGCCTCGCCCACAGCGGTGAGGATCGCGAAAAACTGACTATTCGCAGTCGTCATGAATACACGTCCAGAAGTTCAATTTGATGGTCCCGACCGACTTGCCCGAAGATCCCACTGACCTCGATATCCAGGGCAAGCGGTGGATAGACGTCGATTTCCTCGCCCTCGCTCAGCCCCATGCCAACACGCATGTAGCCGCTGCTCGACAAGGCGATTGCGAGGCCGGTCAACTGGCGGCTGACAGGCTTGGCGTCATCGATCAGCCGCGTCAGCTCTTGATACATCTCGTCAGTGATGCCCTGATCGAGCACACCGACTTGCAGCGCGAAGGTGCCTGGCTCGCCCAGGGGAACGGTCTGGAACCACTCTTTCACCTCGATCAAGTAGCCCAGGGGCTCGACCACTCGGCGCAGGGCGCCGATGGTGCCTTTGCGGGAGTGGACGTAGAACGCACTGCGGATCACCGAACGCTTGACCACCTCGGGCCATTTCTCGTCCCAGCGATCCACGGACCAGGCCCACGCCAACTGGTGGAGCAGGTGCGCCGGGCAGGTGTCGGGGTTGTAGAGCGTGCGCAGCGGCACGTCCGGGCGCTCGGCAGTAGCCGCCTCAATGCCGCGCTCAAGCAGCGTGGAGTTGTTCGGCAGCAGACTCGACATATCAGCTACCCCATTCAACGGTGAAGTCATAACACCAGGCCGCCTGAGCCTTGGTGGGTGCGAGGTCATGCCAGTCGATCAGCTCGACACGGCTGACGCCGGCGATATGCAACTGAGCATCAATTGCTGAACGGGCGATCTCGACACCCAGCCGACGGCGCGGGTTGATCCACGCCGCCAGCCGACGCCGGCACTCGGCTAAAATGGCCTCCGACTCCGGGCCGCTGCCGGCCTTGTGCAGTACCGCATCAATCCGGTAGGGCAGGACCTCAGCGCTCTCAACGAACAAACGGTCACCGACCGGCCGCACGTCGTCATCACTGAGCTTTACCCGCACCGCCTCCAGCAGCTCGGCGCTCGCCCGCCCCTCCCCCTCCAGCGACAACACCGTTACCGTAACAACCGCCGGTGACGGGCTTTCCGCCGTGGCGTCCGCGACAAGCCCGGAAGCGTTGCGCGCGTGCAGGATGTAGCTGTTGCGCGGCCCGGCCGTCGTCAGCCCCTCATACACCAACTGGACCCGCTCACGCAGCGCGTCGTCTTCTTCCAACACCTCAGGCGTTGGCGGCGACGTCGTGGCGTCCGCAGCTTGCACGACCAGGCGCTTGAGGCTCACGTTCGCCGCGAGCTGATCAAGGTCGCTGCCTTTGGCATACGCCAGCAGCAGCGCCTTGGCCGCGTCGTTGATTCGTGCCCGGTTCTGCAAGCGCTGGTACGTGCCCAGCTCCAGCAGCTTGGTGACCGGGTCACTTTCCAGCGTCGCGGTCCAACCATCGCCCATGAAAGCGCGAAACCCCGCAAGCGCCTGCTGGTAGGCTTCTTCGTAATCCAGGTCTTCCAATACCTGCGGCGGCGGCAGTGCCGACAGTTCAACAGTGCTCACGCGGTCACCTCCAGAATCTGGCTATCGCCCAGGTACTGCCCGGTCAGTTGCAGGGTGATTTGCCCTCCGACGATGGCCGTCACCCTCACCCGCTCCAGTTTCAAGCGGGGCTCCCAGCGCCCCAGCGCCCGGGCGACCTCGGCCTGCACCGCGCTTTTCCAACCTTCATTGACCGGCAAGTCGACGAAGCGGCGCAGCTTGCTGCCGTAGTCTGGCCGCATGCGCCGGCTGCCCAACGGGGTGGTCAGGATGTCCTCGATGGACTGCCGCAGGTGGGCTATGCCCGACAGCGGCTGCCCGGTGCTGCGGTCCATTCCGAGCATGGGATTACTCCTCGGGGATCAGGTCCGGATGCGATGCCAGGTACTCCAGCCCCACCGTATCGGTTGCAGTGGTAGCCACGATCCCTTGCGCGACCGAAAGAATCCGGCCGTCGGGTAGCTGGAGCACACGGGAGGTGTAGCGGGTATCGCGGTAGCGCAGGGCCGGGCCGGGCTTGGGCGGCGGCGCAGGAAGCTCTTTAGTAGCCATGAATCCTCCAGGCATGAAAAAGCCCGCACTGGGCGGGCTGGTTGATATGAGCGAATCAATGCTTGTGATTCGGAGTGTTGCCGGCGGTATCGATGATCCTGGCTCCGCCGTAGATATCGCCGGAGACTTGAAGCTTGCCGTTGATCTGGACGTCCCCATTGATCGTGACGGTGGCCGCCGTGGCGTTGATCGCATCATCCGTGACAACCGCCGAGCTTCCTCCCACTCGCACCGTTGCGGTGCCGGTGGGCAGGTCGATGCTGTAGGACTTGGCCTGCCAGTCGTACACCAGCGAACCGCCGTCGTCGAAACGCCACACCTCAACGTGGTCGCGATTGTCCGGCTGGGCGCCGGCGTTACCGTACAGGCCCGGCACGAACGTGCCCTGGGCGGGCTCACCGCTGGGACTGATCAAGGCGCCCTGCTCGTTCAGACTCGGCGACCGCCAATGCCTCGCCTTGCCTGCCGCCTGGCTGTGCCAACGCACCCAGGCACTGGTCCAGCCGGCCCCATCCGAGACCCTCACCATGGCGGCCTGCAGGTCCACCGCGACGACCCTGCACGGGATGATCAAGCCCGCGATCATCCGGTCGTGAGCTGCGCTGGCCTGGCTCATGAAAGCGACTCCGGGGCAATGTACAGCCCTTCATTTCCGGGGCCGGTATCAGGCACAAAGCCCAGCCGCAGGGTGCCCGGCGGCTGGTTCGGCCAAGGCCATTCTTCGTCGCCGAGGTAGAGGGTTTGAGTCCATTCGACTACCCAGACCGCGTAGCCATCCAGCTCAGGGCGGGTGAAGTCCTGGGATGCTTGCAGGAACTCTGCGGCACCGACTTCCTGCCCCCAGGTCTGGATGCGCAACAGCACCGCTAGCCGCGAGGCAATGAAGGCCGCCTGCCGATAGCAGTCTTCCTGTTCGGCGCCGACGATCGCCCGGGCCTCGAACCGAGCAACCACCGCGGTTTCACCTGTGCCCTGGTCATGACCCGGCTCCAGATCGACCAGTTCCAGCAACACCATGGGTACCGGCAGGGTAGTCATGTGCGCGGGCATGAAGCAGACCGCTTCGAGCCCAGGTATGGCCTCGCGTATATGGTCCTCGACAGCCTGATACAGGCCGTCGAGGCTGAAGGTTTGATCAGACACGTCAGGCTCCTTTCAGCAGTTTCTGGATCTCGTAGTTGAGTTCCTGTTCGAGGATCTCCACCAACCGCTGGTTGGCACGCCGCGCCCAGTTGTCGAAGTAAGGACGGACACCTTCGAGCGAGAGCTTGGCCTTGGCGAGGGGGAAACGGCTGTCGTTGCCGTTCTCGTAGAGCCAGCCATTGCCGCCCCCGCCAAAAGTGCTTTCCGGGTAATCACTGGCCTTGAAGTGCTTGCTGGCCGTGCGGATCCAGATGTCTGGCTTGTCGCCATAGACCTTCTTGTAGAACGCCCCCTCGTAGCGCCGGCCGGCAACCGAAACTCCGGTCCGAGTCTGCCGCGCTCGACCGGCACGACTGGCCTCGATCGCGTTGATACCGAACCAGAGTTTGCCCTGACCGTTGCTGTTGACCGGATAGGAGCGCAGACGTTGGCGAACGGCAGCCTGGGCGATCCGCTCCTGCTGGCCGATCGCTCTGGCAATATGTGTGCGCAGCCAACGCAAGGTCTTGTTGATCGCGCGCCGGTGGGCAGCAGCGAAGGCTTTGGGCGTCAGGTTGCCGAAACGGGTGAAACGCTGCCTGTCCGTGGCGGACAGCTGCAGCGTGAGCAGTCCGTGCTCGGCCTTGTTTTCGAAGTAGCTGCCGATGCTCATGCGATCCTCCTCAGCACGAGGGTTACCAGCCCGTCCCCGCCCGGCTCTGGGCGGACGACGACGTAGGTTCCACCACCATCCTGTTCGGGCAATTCGATACGCACCTGCTGCCGCTCGGTCACGCCCTGCGCGTCACCGACCCGGATCACCAGGTGCGGCTCTCGTAGGGCGGTCACGATCTTTCCGAGTTTCGGCTGGAGCCACGGTACGCGGAGCATGCCCAGCACCTCCCGGCCCTCGATAAAGGCGGTATCACCCAGGACGTCGAACACCGTGTCGTCGAGGTCCTCGACCAACTCGCGGAAGCTCATGGTCAAAGCGTCAGGCGAACGACCGCTCGCGGCCGGGTGCAGATGTGCAGCGGGTTGGACTGCGCCTCGCCGTCGACCCCCTTCCCAAAAGGCATCTCCTCGATCTTGCTGTAGTACGGCAACCCTTCGGTGTTAACGGTCTCGATGTAGTCGGCCGGCGCGTAGATCGAGAGGAAAAGATCCGAGACGCCCTCGGGGACCAGCCGGGCCTCGTCGTCGGAAACGTACGCCTTGCCACCGACCTTGCCGCGATAGCGTTCCCAGCTGATGCCGCCGAACTCGAAGCTCTCCCGACCATCGCCCCTGAGGCTGGCGGCTTGTTGGCTGCCTTTGTAGGTCTCTACCACTGACGAGTGCTCGATCAGCTTCTTCCAGAACGTCTTGCCACAGAACGCGCGCGCGCCAGTGGTGGTGACGTTCCCGAGCGCGTCCTCCTGCATATCCAGCGCATCGACGCACTGGGATTGGACGTTGCTGCTCTGATCATTGAGGCGCATCGACAAAGTCTGCCGGGACACACCAAAGGTCTTGTAGATATCCAGCAGCACCGAGGTTCCATCGGCATCGAGCACCTGGCCGTTGACTGCGCCCATGCGGTGATACTCGTGGGTAGCGTCCAATTGGCTCCGGGCCTTCACCAGCCGCTTGTTCACAACCGCCTGAACGGCCTGCAGCTCAGTGGTGGAGCCGAATGCGCGAATGCCTTGGATCTCGTCAGCCTTGATCGAGAATCGTTGCGGCAAGTGGATGGTGTTGAACGGGATAAGCTTGCGCTTGCTGCCGTTGACCACCAGGCCGGAGGTGCCACGCTCACCCGCAGGGACCAGGGCGAGCGTATCGCCGTCTTTTTCGATCTGAACAGTCAGGGTCGGCACGCCCTCTTCGCGGAACAAGCCGAGGGCGGCCAAGCGGCCCGGGACGTACTCTTGCTCGTTGATGGCCGCGGTCAGCGCCGCAACGCTGAAGGCATCGTCTTGGAAAATGGCGATCTCAGCCATGGGGGTACTCCAGAAAGTAAGAACCCCGCTCATGGCGGGGTTGGGGGAATGAAAGATCAGGTCAGCGCAGAATGATGAACTGCTTCGCCAGGGCCTTTTCGGCGTCGGTATCGAGACCCGTTAACAGCGCTTCCGTGACCTCGGCCAGCCGCACGACAGCGCGCCCCCGACGCGAGGTGTCCGACTCACCGAGCGGACCGAAAAGGATGCAGACGGCGTTCTCGCTGCCGTCTTCGGCCTCAGGGTTGTAGGGCGCAAACTCACCGCTGGCCGTAACCAGACCCAGTAGCTGGCCAGCGACCAGGGCCGGGCCGGCAACGATATTGATGGCTTCGCGGGAGATCTTCCCCGCGCCTTCGGAAAGCAGGAACTCACCGGCGTGTACCGGTTCTTCTTGGATGCTGCTCATAGTCGTGCTCCTTTCGTGGCGGCCTGCCGGCGGGCAGCCCAGATACTGGATGGGTTAGGGAGTTGCGCCTTGACGGGCTCTTGCTCATCGTCGGCCGGCGGCAGGGCGTTGTTGATCTCGAAGCCCTTGCCGGAACTGACCAGTTTTTCGAACAGCCGCGCCCGCACTGCGTCAGGCTCCAGGCCAGCCGCGACGTACTCTTTGGTCAACTCGGGCAACCGCGCAGCGACGCAGAGATCGTGTACACCTCTGGCCTGCTTGAGCGCGGCTTGTACCGTAGTAGCGTCGGCCAGCTTGGTCGACGCGATCAGCGTCTCAGCCAGGTTACCGATACCGGCTTTGGTGCAGTCCTGGGTGATCATCAGCGCCAGCGCCGTGGAATCGGCGACATCAGGCTTGATAGGCGCAGGTGGGTTCGCCGGGTCTGCTGCCGGCGGCTTGCTTTCCAACTGGTCCAGCAACGCCTGCGGAGTTTTCTGGTACCGGGCCATGGCCGCGCCATTGCCAAGGCAAGCCCGCACCTGCACCCCGCTGCCGATCTCATCGACCAACCCGAGCGCCAGCGCTTCCTCGGCGGTGAGCCAGCTCTCCGCATTGACCAGGCGGCGCAATTCGTCTTCGTCGATGTCAGGCGACTTTGCCTTGTAAGCCGCGATGATCACCTCGAACGCCTGGTCGAGCACATCGGCCACCCGGCGCAGTTCTTCGGCATCACCTTCGATCCAGGTGTAGGGGTTGTGAATCATGAGGATCGCGTTCGACGCCATGACCACCCGGTGAGCGCCGCATACCGCAACGCTACCCGCACTGGCAGCCAAGGCATCGATTCGGGCGCTACAGCGCTCTCCCAGCCGGCTCAGCGCGTTGTGGATGGCCACACCTTCGAACAGGTCGCCGCCGTTAGTGTTGAACGCCACCTGTACGGGCGAGACGCCGTCGTCGATCGCCTTCAGGTCGCGGATGAACTGGTTGGCGGTGATACCCCATCCACCGATCTCGCCATAGATGTAGATCTCGATCGGGGCTGGCTCGGCTTCAGCGGTGCCTTCAGCCTTGGTCGCAGCGCTGATGCGGTACCAGTGCTGGTCGTTTTCCGGCTGCGGCGTTGGGGCCTTGTTGAATATGCGAAGGGGCTTCGAGGGTTTCATGGTTTCTCCATCTCGTCGGGGTCATCATCGACTGCCGACAAAGTGCTGTACTTGATACCCAGGGCCTGCGCCCGGGCGAGATCGGCGGCGTTCTCTTCGTCCACCACTTCAGCGTCGGTGCCGTTGCGCAAGCAGGTCTCGCTGCGCGTGGTGAAACCGGCGGCGATCTCCATCTGTCGCGACTGGACGTCCTGAACCGGGTGGATGTAGGCCCAGCCTTGCGGCACCCACCTGGTGCGCTGGTACTCACGGCGCCGCTGCGAGTAATCCGGCAGATCGACCACGTCGGCCAGCACGGCCATGTCCAACCAGGCTTGGCGAACGGGGCGGCACAACTGGTGGACATAGACCTGAAATTGGAGCTGCTCCAGCCGGCGCCGAAACTCGGTCAGCACCACGCGGATAGCACGGTCGTTCACGCCCTGCATGTCGCCGGTCATCAACTCGTAGGGCAAACCCGTACCTGCCGCTGCCGCCATGAGCTGCTGCCGCATGAAGTCGCGGTAGTTGTTGCCGGCGTCTGGCGGGTCGGAGAACTCGATCTCCTCCCCCGCCCCCAACTCCTGCACGGTGCCGGGCTCCAAACCCACCATCGGAGTGAATCCATCGCGGTCGAAGTTGGCGACCGCCCCGGTGATATCCAACTGCGGCGGACCATCCTGTGCAGGCTTTCGAACGAAGCCCGCGAACAGGTTGGCCACTTCCTGCCGGAACAGCACTGCATCATCGAAGTTGTCCAAGCTGCGCAAGCGCTTCAGGACTGGTGCCAGGCGCGGTACACCACGCAGTTGCCCCGGCTCCAGCGGCTCGAAGATGTGCAGCATCTGCTCGGCAGGGACCCGTACCAGCTGGTTGTATCCGACATTCAGCGAAGACTTGTCGCTGGGGTGGACGCGGTAGCACCAGTACGCCACCCGCCGCCCTATGCCGTTGAACTCGATCCCGGCGCGGATGACATTGCCGAAGCGGGTTATCTCGAACTTGTCGTGAGGAACGAACTCCGGCGCCAGGCACTGCAGTTGCAGCGGCACCGCGTAGCCATCCTCCAGACGCCGGGGGCGCAGACGGACAAAGCATTCGCCCGACTGCTCCACAGTGCGCGCCACCAGGGCCTGCAGGCCGTAGAAGTCCGTGAGCTGATCGGCATCAGCCTCATCGACCCAGTCCTCCCACAGGACCTGCATGGCCTTGCGCAGCTCTTTGTCGGTGAGCTGCGGGTGCGGCGTGATGCCTGTGCCGATCAGGTTACTGACGCGCTTGTCGATCACGTTGGCGGCGTATGGGTCATTGCGAACCGCGCTGCGAGAGCGGGAGCGCAGATTGCGCAAGGCCGGCATTATCAGGCTGTTCACACCGGTGTCCGGCGCATCCCACCCCGACGAGCGCCGTCCCTCGGCGGCGCCTTCGTAGCTGGCCTTGATCCGTTCGGGCACCAGAATGCCCGAACGGCCGAGAGACATATAACGTCCGCTCACAGTCCCTTGCCCCCATGGAAGAGGCGAGTCACCCGCGAGCGTGGCCCTGTGACCTTCACCAGCTCGGACTGGATCAGGTTGCGGGCCTGGACCAGTTCATCGACTGTCCGGTACTCGACGGTGCGGTCCTCGTATCGGACGATCTTTTCACCACGCGCGATCGCTCTCTCGACACGAGCGAGGTCTGCTTTTGTGTAAGCCATGTCAGCGTCTCTTCAGGTAGCCGCTGCTGGAGCTGCGGCGTTGCATGGGTTGGGTTGCTGCCCTGGGGGCCGGCTGTGGTGGTCTTTGCGGTGGCGGATCGTTGCGCTTGACTAGCGCCGGCGCAGCTGGGGGCGGCGAGTCGCCTTCATCCTGCTCATCGATCACAGGCTCGCTGGCCTGGGGCCGGGCTGGCTGCTGCTCGCCCTGATCGAACAGGCTGGCCTGCGCGAGCGCCTGCCGCAGCTTGTCCCAGTCGTGTTCGCCGTACCGATGCAGGCCAAGGAAGTTGGCCATGGCCAGGTTGTACACCATCAGATCCAGCGCCTCGTTGCGCTCGGCCTTGCTCTTGACCCACTCGATCCGCTTGTAGCCCTTCACGTAGCGGGCGATCTTGCGTTCGGCCACGCACTGCTGGAAGAACTCGTCCGGCAGATCCTTGGCAAAGTGCAACGCACCAGGGCCTTTCTCGAAGCTGTAGCGGTTGTAGATCCAGTCCTTGGCTGTGTCGGTACCGACGATCCACAGCTCGGCGCCGTTTCGTTCGGTCTGTCCCTTCCAGGTGACATCCACCAGAGACGGGCGCTGGGCGATCACAGGCCGGCCCGGCTTGCTCGCGCCCTTTAGCGCGAACACGTTGCGCCAGCGGCGCACGCGGGTGAACTGGTAGACCTCATGGGTGTGGTGACCACCGGAGTCGATGCCGGTGGCCATGATTGCCAGGCTTACACCGCAAGGATGGCGATAGCGGATCTTGAGCTGGTCATCCAGCAGCGCCCAGGTGCGCTCGTCTGCCGGGTCGCCTGGGATCACTTGGTGATCCACCACCCACCGCTCCATGCCAGCGCCCCACGCCATGACCATCAGCTCCAGGCGGTTGGCCTGAACGTCGACGGACGCCGTCAGCGCAAGCGCCCCCACGGGCAAAGTGCCGAGCACGTAGTCTTCTTGCAGCGCGCGGGCCTGCAAGACTTCGGCCTTGGTCTGCTCGATCGCACTGTCCCAGACTTCGGCCAGCCGGGTGTTGTAGAACACCTGCATCGGCTCCAGGTCGCCGCGATCCTGGGCGCGCTTGGCCTCCTCGAACTCGCGGGCCAGCATTGCCCAGGAGTGCCAGCCCAGGGGGGCATACAGCGCGTTGAGGTGGAAACTCACCGTCTCGCCATCGCCCTGGGCGTGGGCACGCCACTCACCCTTGGCCAGCATGTCGGCCTTGTGATGCTCTTCGATCAGCACGTCACATTCAGCGCCTTCGCACTGGTAGTGCACCCTGCTGAAGTCCAACGAGTACAGCAGGCGTTCCCACTTCAAGACCTGCATGTGCCCGCAGGTCGGGCATGGCACGTAGTAGTGCCGCTGATCTCCCATCATGAACAGGTCATCGATCCGCGAGGCACCCTTGATGAGCGGGGAGCTGGAGAAGTAGAACTTGGCATTGCGGCCAAAGGTACTGCCCCGCGCCTCGGCCAACTTGATCGGGTCGCCCTCTTGATCGACATCGACCTCCCAGCGGTCGACCTCATCGCCGTAGATGTACCGTGCCGTCAGCTCGGACAGGTTGGCGGCCGAGCCGGCTGTGGTCGCGAACAGCGTGCCACCCTCGAACTCCTTGGTGTCCATGGTGTTCCGGGCATCCCTGGAGCGGTTTGCCGCGACGCGCTCTTTGAGTTCGGGCGTGGCGTCGATGGTCTTGCCGATCCGCGACGAAACCCGTTTGGCCAGGCCAAGGCTGGGCAGCAGCGTCAGGATATTGGAAGGGGCCATGTGGATCAGCGCACCGATCCAGTTGAGGGCAATTTGCGTTTTCATCAACTGCGAGGCGACCTTGGTCACCACACGCTTGCACGGGTGGCCAGGCGACAGACAGCGCATGGGTTCGCGGGCATACGGCGTACGCGCGGTGCGGTATTGGCCGGGCTCAGCGGCACCGGTATCACGCGGGATCCGCATGAAATCGTCCGCCCACTCGTCTACCCACAGTTCGGGGTCAGGCGTCAGCCCTCGGCAATACGCTTCGCGGTACACCTCTGCACCGTCTGCGTATCCGGTGGGCATAGGCTCAGCTCTTTGTGATGGCACGGGTAAGGTCGGTCTCACTCAGCTTTCCGACCTCGGTGAAGACGCGGCGGAAGGCCCCCGCGAGGTGTTTCTCGATATCCCAGGGGTCGCTCATCCCCGCCACCTCGGCGGCCAGCTGCGGCGCGAGCCCGAAGAACCGATCACGCAGCATCCGCCCCGCCGAGTAGGCCGCGTCTTCCACCGCCTTGCGCTCGACCAGGTTGCCCTGGACTTTGTGGAACTCGGCCTCGGCCAGCTGCGCGAGGTAGAACTCGCGATGTGCCTTCGCTTTCTGGAAGTTGTGGGCACCGCCGGTTGCGAGTTCGGGTGGCTGCACCGCAGGTGTGTCGCCGCCAGGCTGGAGGTGGCTGCGCACATCTCGCTCGATCCGATTCTCTTCATGCCGGGCCGCGACGGAAGCCTTGCTCGGATCGGCGGACTGAGCCAGCAGCTCCTCGGTGACCTCGACGTCTACTTTGCCATCGGCGGTGAGCACCAGCCGATCCTGGCTGGCGAGTTTGGAAACGTAGGATTTCGACCAGCCGCGTCGTGCGGCGAACTCCGACTTGCTCAGATAGGTCAT